ATTGCCATAATAGATAATGATTTAACTTTGATTTCTTTTTTATATCTAGTCAAATCTTTTTGGTTCTTACGACATAAGAAGTCCAATACATTTAATTGGTTTTCCCATTCATCTTTACCGTTAGTTAAAGCATCAAGCGCCGCCCAAGCAGATGTAACTTTAAAATCAATTAAATTACCATCACGAGTTAGATAATCAAACTGACCACTTAAAGTCCATCCATTAGTTATAGCATCATCTTTATAAAACAATCTACGTTCAGATATATCTATTTTTAGTTTAGCACGTTCAATAATATGATGCACAGATTGACCTAGTAAAGAGAATATACGATCAGATACATCCTCTTTAATTAGATCAAAGTTTCGTTGTTCTAGCACCCTAATTCTAGGGGGTGCAATTAAACGGGTAGTTGAAATGTTTGAGCCACTACTGTCATAGGGATCATTCTTTACTGCCCGTTCAATCGCTTTAGGGAGGTTAGAAATATTTGTGAGTTCCATTAAAACGGTATCGCTTCATCACCAACATTAAGATCACTACCGTTATTACCATCACCTAGATCTTGGTTCATATCCTGTAGTTCTCTTGATCTTAATATCATATTACGTATGCCTTCTGATAATTGATTAAATGTTTCTTTCTTACCATTTTGAAAGTCCTGTAAACTAAAGATTACAGTTGGTAATACTTGTTCAACAACCTTATCATTTTTAGCTAAAGGCATTACAGATGATATTACTGACTTACCATTTTTTTCTATTACATTTAACATACAGGCAACACCCGCCAACTTACTTATGTCAAATGATTTGATTTCCGTTTCAGTAAACGGTCTTCCTCGCCAAGATACTAAGTCTTGACTTAGCTTAGATTTTTCGTGCAAAGATAAGTTATAAAACTTACTTATTGTCATTGGTTTACCTTCACCATCAAGTTCTTCTGGTGTTTCCCAAATGATTAACACGGTACGTTTCCAACTAACTTGTCCTTGATAGTCATTTTTTTGTGTACCAAGATCTATAACCTTAATACATCTGGCCTTATGAACACCTGCGGACACGCTTGGAAAACGTGGTGTTTCATTGCCACTTGCTATTATGCTTGTCATATGTTTTTTCCTTTTTTCACTAATTTACTATTGATTAACTACAGTTAAATGATATATTAACAATAGTCAAGTTAAATATTGACATAAGTTAAGAAAACAAATATAGAACAAATATATGGCAAGTGTAATAGATGAATTAGTTGAGGAATTACAAGCAAAGAAAAAAAGATTAGACAAGGAAATAATAAACCTTGACAGATCTAGTGTTATTCCACAACATTACAACAAAGCAGAATGTATCTGTAAACTAACAGACGAGGCAATTCAATGCGAAGATAGAGCCAATTATCTGTTGGAATTAAGACACAATACTGTTGCAAATATACCACAATGAGTAATTTAGAATTAGCACAGAAAAGAAAAAAAGAAGTCATTGATAAATATGGCGGTAAAAATTTATCTAGAATGCTTGGAATATCACATCCAGCAGTATCTAAATGGAAAGTAATACCTCCATTTCGTGCTTTTCAAATTGCAAAATTGGGTGATTTTGATATAGAATATATTAGACCAGATTTAAGAATTACGCCTCAACGCTAGGCGTAGCGCATCTATCTGATTAGCGTAAAAGTATAGCGTCTTGGTGTGGCGGTTTTTTTCCCTTCGTTATCTTTAGTTAGGTTTCCGCCACATCTTTATTCATAGCATTGCTATAGCATTGCCATAAAATCGCATCATTTTGCTAATGGCAAAAGTATCCCCTTCATCTTCATCTTCAACTACACCTACATCTACAACTGCACACAAGATAGTCCTTGACTAGCCCTTACTTCTGGGGTAAAAATAAAATTAACTAAACTTAACAATAACAATGAAGGAATATATGACTGACAGAATAGAAAACGATATGATGCGTATAACAGATCAATTAGAAAGTAAACTAAGAAAAGCAATATATGCAAAAGTACCTAAAGAAATACAAGACGAAAATCAAGAAACATATTTAAGATATTATTATGCCCATATGGTATTAATAATATATTCATTAGACAAGTTAAAATTTTGGACAAAGATGTCAACTAAACCAAAAAATGCATTGTCAATGCTTAAAAATGATATTAAAAAAAAGTTAAAATTTATAACGAATGCGTAAGTCAACTACAGACGAACAAAGTCCAGCGTTTCAATTTTATGCGGGTGATTGGATTTCAGATCCCAACCGTATGAAATTGTCGTTGGAAGAACAGGGCGCTTATGTGCTTTTATATTGTCATTGTTGGCGTGGTTATAAAATACCATTTGACTACGAAGTAATGTCAAGAATGTTAAATTGCAGAACAGAAAAGATTGAAAAGATTTATCCTAAAATAAAACATTTGTTTGAAGAAAAAAAAGACAAGGATGGTACTACATACCTTTATTGTATTCAAGCAGAAGAAGAACGAAAAGAACAAGCTAAAAATAGACGTAAAAGATCAATAGCGGGTAAGTTAGGCGCTAAAAAGCGTTGGAGTGATGAAAGTTTAAGCGAAGATGATTAAAATAATATATTTTTTGATTGCTTGTAATACTTGTGATTTAGAAAGAATGTATTTTAATTTTGATCCTACTAAATATGAAAATTGTACGGAACAGGCAGATGTTATTAGAGAACAAATATCATCTTACTATCCATCAACAGATGTAAAAGATCAAGGATGGTACACACCAAACGGTAAATTAGTTATTGGGTATAGATGTGAGTAATTTTAGCGAACAAAGTCATTATTCTATGTTTTTAGATTATTTTGGAAACAACCACACGTTCCAAACATTTGATGATAAAATGCGAAACAAAAGATTAATTAAACAATTACACGGTTCAATCAAACAACACTTTAACGAATTAGCAGAACTAAATCAAAAAGGTGCGGGTATATATTTTACAGTAAATGAAACTGATTTGTTTGGCCGTACTACACAACACATTAAATCAGTAAGGGCAGTATTCATTGATCTTGATGGTACACCGCTTCCAACTAAGTTTGATGTTATTCCTAGTTTAGTTGTTAATACAAGTCCTAACAAGTATCATTGTTATTGGATAGTCAAAGATATGCCGTTAGAAAGTTTTAGTTTGTATCAAGAAGCATTAGCTTTAAAATTTAATTCAGATCCTAAAGTAAAAGACTTACCACGTGTGATGAGAGTTGCGGGTTTTTATCATAACAAAAACAAACCATACCCTGTAAAAATTATACAATGTACATCACAAGAACCTTACACAATGAAAGAAATAAAAGAGGGTTTAGGTTTAAAAAGACCAGAAAGAAAAAAATATACTTATGACGCTTCTACTTATCAAGGTAAGTATAGCGGTTCATTAAAGTATGGATGTGGTGAGGGTGATAGACACGAACAATTAGTTAAAATGCTTATTTCAATAAGACTACGTGGTGAAACATTTGATTATGCAAAGCAAGAAGCATTAGAGTTTGCCAAACATTGTAAGCCACCAGAAAGTCCAAGCGAAGTTTTATTTCAAGTAAGAGATATATGGAAAAGATATGAACCTACTACGAGATTATCAAAAGAAAGCAATAACTGATATAAGACAGTTATTTCTTAAAGGTAAGAAAAAAATATTACTTGTTGCCCCTACAGGTAGCGGTAAAACTGTTATTGCGTCTTCAATGTTAGAACAATCAAGAGATAAAGGAAACTTTGGATTGTTTGTTGCACATAGACGAGAACTTGTAATGCAATGTAGCCGTAAGTTAGCTGAGTTTGAAATTAAACACGGTGTTATTATGGCCAACAAAAGCGGTAATGTTTATGCAGACATACAAATCGTTTCTATACAAACTTTTAATGCTAGAGTAGATCGTGATGATTTTATAAAACCAAATGCTAGTTTAATTATTATTGACGAAGCGCATAGATCAACCTCCGCATCATTTAAAAAACTTATATCAAAATACCCAGACGCTTTTGTTATTGGTTTAACTGCTACACCTTGTAGAGCAGATGGTAAAGGATTGGGTAATATATACCAAGAACTTGTTGAATGCGGAAATATTAAAGAATTAACTGAAAAAGGTTATTTAGTACCAAACAGAATAGTTGCACCTACAATACCAGACTTACAAAATATTAGAATAGTTGCGGGTGATTATGAAAAATCTACATTAGATAAAAAAATGAACACACCTAAATTAGTTGGTGATATTGTTTCTCATTGGATTAAACACGGTGAAGACAGGCCAACTGTAGTTTTCGCTGTATCTATAAAACATAGTAAATACATTGCAAACATATTTAAACAAAATGGAATACCAAGTGGACACATTGACGGTGAAATGCCAGAAATAGAACGAGAACAACAATTAGAAAAATTAAACAAAGGTGAGATTAAAGTATTATCTAACTGTATGGTCTTGACGGAGGGGTGGGATCAACCAAAAGTGTCTTGTGTTATTATTGCAAGGCCAACTAAATCTTATTCGTTATATCTACAAATGGTAGGTAGAAGTTTAAGACCCGCACCAAACAAGAAAGATACATTAATCATAGATCATAGTGGATGTGTCTATGAACACGGTTTCCCAGAAGATGTGCCTAAGTGGGAATTGAAAACAACAGTAGATAGAGAACGTAAAAAGAAAGAACCACAACCTATTGAACGTCAACCGTTTACTTGTGTTGAATGTGATACGGTGTACAAACCAACTAAGGAAGACCCCGCTTGTCCTAACTGTGCATTCATACCTACTAAAAAAGAAAAAATGATATTGATACAACAAGGCAGATTAGTTGAGTTGCCTAAAATGAAACCTAACCCACAAGACAAGGAAAACTTTTATGCACAATTAGTTTATTATGCAAAACAAAAAGGATACAAAGAGGGATGGGCAAGTTGGACGTTTAAACGTAAATATGGCCATTTTCCACATACTAAAAAAGTATTTCCTGTAGCTACAGGTAAAGATGTTATGAATTTTATACAACATTGTAATATAGCAAGAGCCAAATCAAAACATATAAAGGAGTTTAATCTATGAACGACGAAACGCTAGAAATGAAAATGCACGATTTACGTATGATCGGACAAAAACACGCAGAAGCTAAGTCAAATTTAACTAAATTAGAGCATACTAGAAAGATTTTATTAGCTACCCTGATGAAAGAAAAAATGATAAACTCTAATACAGGTAAACTAGATAGCGTAAATGCACAGGAACGTGAGGCAAGAGCAGATGATAGATATAAACAACATATTGAGGCACTTGCAACGGCGGTCAAAGAAGAAGCGAAATGGAATTGGGAAAAACGTATTGTTGAAATTAATTTTGAAACTTGGAAAACTAAAACCATAAGTCAAATGAAAGAGGCAAAACATTATGGCGTACAAAAAACGTAAAAAAGAAGAACCAATACAATACGAGTATGATTGGTATGATTGTTGGTGGGAGGATGCTTCAAGTGATTGCGTATGGAAAAAAATAAAAGACGCTGAAACTGATAAACCTACTATGTGCTACACAGGTGGTTATCTATTAAAAAAAACTAAAGATAGCCATATATTCGTTATGTCATTTTCAGATGATGAGATAGGCGATCAAATGATTATACCGTCTAAGAACATCAAAAAACTTACCAAACAATTTAGTAAAACTTTTTATGTAAAAGATTTTTTATATGAAAACTACTAAAACCAAACACGAAAAAGAACATATGAACAAGATTGCTGATCTTGGATGTATCATATGTCGCAAAATGGGGTTTCCTAATTCACCCGCAGAACTACACCACATCAAAGATAAGAAAGGTATGGGTCGTAAAGCTAGTAATTTTGAAGTTATACCATTATGTCCAAGACATCATAGACAAGGTAAAGACAGTTATCATTATAGTCCAAAAGAATTCACAGAAAAATGGGGTACTCAAAAAGAACTATTGACAGAAGTATTAACTTATGTTAATTGTTGTGGTGAATGCTAAAAAAGAACATCAAGATAAGTGGCGATAGAGGATATGTAATGCATCAATGCATTCCTTTTGGAACGGCGCTTGATTTCATTTCAAACCTAGCGGTTTGGGTTAAGTCTGAAATAACTTGGCCTCTGCCCTTTGTACGTGATACCAGATCGTCTTTAGGCGTGGGTAGTACACTAGGGCGGGGCTTAACCTACAATTATGATAGACTATAAAAAACTAAAAAGATTATTCAAAGACGGTGAATGGCAAACAATAGATACTTACATCAATGTTGATGTTGATTTAATATCTAAAATAGATCCAGAAATGATACGGTCTGGTTTTGCTAAAAACGAAAACAATAAATACTCATCATTAATGACAGATAAAGAATTAAAACTATTCACTACTGTCAAAATTATGGCTATGTATCATATAAGGTTTTTAATCAATGCAATATCTAAATTACTGCGTGATGATGAAGATAAAAAAACTATTGAAACATTGCGTAAGGAATGCGATACCTTAAAAACTGTGATTGATTTAAAACAAATTGAAATTGAAAAACTAAGAAAAGAACTATCTAAACCCCTACCCGATAAGTTAAGAGAACAAGGTTTAATGTAATGGCAAAGAAAGGCAATCTATATGGTCAAATTAATTTCGTTTCCCGAGCAAAATATAAAAAAACTTCTATCGGTAGAAACCCAAGTACCTCTATGCAAAACAAATCAACAAGAAAATCATTTAAAAAATACAGGGGGCAAGGTAGGCCGTAATATAGCTTATCGTTTGTATTTGAGAGCCGATAATTTAAAAAAAAAACACAAAAAAGCTATTGTAATGAAAAATAATTGGAAAGTTAAATATCTGAAACTTTATGAAAAATACAAAAAATTAAAAGAGGTGTACGAGTTTTCCCGACACCTCCCTTAATTAAATTAATTAAAATATAATTGCGCCTAATATAAAACCAAATACAAATAAACCTATATAATCAGATTTACTTAAAAAGTATTGTTTCCAATCATTTTTAGTTTTACCGAAGATTATCATTATACATCTACCCCCGTTTCTATTTTAAGATCAACAAACACATCTGTCAAATCATCTATAATTGTATCTAGTTGTTCTTTAACATATCCATCTGTATTAGATTTTAATTGCTCTAATCTATTTATTTGATTGTTAAGACCAGAAAGCGCAACACCAAACTTTTTAGCTTTGTATAATTTTGCTTTGTTATGGTCGTGCAATTCAAAATGTTCATTTGTTAATTGTGTCATTTTTTTCCTCCTCTTTTTGTTCACAATACTCTGTTAAAAAATCATCAACTATAGATGCTGTGCTGTCATCTATATCTGTGATAGTTTCTGTGTACCAAGTTTTGTCGGGTCTTTCCATTGTAGTAACAATAGCCCAACCCGTGCATTTATCCGCCATATTTACCTCCTTGAACCATTAAATGTAATCTATCAACATCTGATAAACCATTATTATCTTTTAATTCAATATTGTAAAAATTTTCATCACAATACAAACACACATAAGGATAATCTATTTCTGGTTGATGTATTTCATTAAATAATAATTCATTACAACTTGGACAATGTTTGCTTGTCACATTATCTAATTTATAATCACTACCTTTATTGATTATGTTATATCTTTTTAAGATTAAATATGGTCTAGCCATTTTTTTCCTCTCTTTCTTTTCGTTGTCTTGCTAATTCGTTTTGAAAGTCTATAGCTTCAAGCGTTCCAAGTATTCCACATAAAGCCATAATAACAAAACCAAAAACAAATATACCTATTGCTATTAACATCATTGTTGACATTGTTTTTACCTCCCTAGACCTGTTAAGAACATTGCTACACCGCCAACGGCTAACAATAGTCCTATTTCTTTTTGACCACTTAAAGATAAAGCACAACCAAGAAATGCGAGGGCAAAGCCCCCGCAAGTCATTAAAATAATCTTAACCATTTTAAAGTGCCTCATATTTAAGTTTTTTATAATCACCAAATAAAGATCTAGCAATTTCGCTAATGACGTGGAAAGCCATATTCATTCCGCAACCGCTAACACCAACACTATTGGTTTTTTCTTTAAATGGATAATCTAATGCTTTTGCAATATTGTAAGACAACCAACTTTTAACAATTTTGCCGTCAACAACGTCAAATTTATAAAAATCAATGTGCCTATACATACCGCTAGAGGATACTTGTTTTATAATATAATAAATTGTATCACCCTCCTTAATCCAATTTTTTAGATTTCTGTAGCATTCATTCCTAATTTGTATGTTTGTTCTCATTGTTTTCCTCCTTTTTTGCTTTTTTACTATCTTTGATGTACCAATAAACCGTAATAGGTACGGCTATTGAAATACTAATAATGTTTAATATCAGATTTTCCATTGTGTACCTCCCACGCTTTGTCTTTAACTAATTTATTAACATCCACCATTTTAGCGTGAATATTAATTGGCTCTCTAACTGCTTTACATAAACAGTCGTACACGGTTTTACCCGTGTACAATATTCCTTTAATACGCATTTTAATCATAGTATCCTCCCATTTCTTTTAAGTCTTCAAGCATATCCCCAGCATCATCAAGATCATCCCTTGAAATACCAAGATTGCTTAAAAAGTTATCTTCTTTTTGTGTTTCAGTTAATTGTTCATTTTTAGGTTTTTTTGTTTTGTCGTCCATATTTTACTCCGTTTGCTCGTACATTGTTTGATATGTGTCAAACCACTCATTCATAAATTTATTGTCGCCATAATCTGACACAAGTTCGTTATCATCATTACCTAAAACAATATAAGCCCAACCAACTCTCAGCTTATCTTTGTTATAGATGTTCATATAGGCCTCGTCACACGCCTCAACACATTCTTTAATGTTTTTAAAATCTGTTGAGTAGTCGCAATCCTCTTTGCCCTCGCCATTGCCGTAGTGTACGGTAATTGAATAACCTTTATTCAAACAATATTGCGCTAGGTTCAAGTGTGCTTTCCTTAATTGCGTTGCTTGTTTTATTGTTTCGTTATCTAACATATTATCCTCCGTTTAGTTAACCTAAGTTAATAATATAATTAAATTGCATTGTCAACTCCTTTAGGTTAAAATGGTTTCAATATGACTAGAAACCTTACAGAACAACAAAAACGCTTTATTGAATACTTTAGCCAAACAGGCAACGCTACTCAAAGCGCAATCAAGGCGGGGTATTCTGAAAAAACTGCTGAACAACAAGGATATGAGTTAAAAAACAAACTATCTATTGAAATAGATGACGCTACTAAAAAACTACTGTCTAGTGCTGTGCCTATGGCCATTGATAAACTTAAATCCTTAATATCAGAAGATAAGATAAGTCCTAGCGTAAAACTTGGGGCAATCAATTCATTGCTAGATAGAACAGGTTATCAAACAGTACACAAAGTTGAAGATATAACAGGCAAGAAAACAGATGAGGAATTAAGGCAAGAGTTAGAGCATTTACTTGGTTCTATTCGTATCATTACACCAACCGAAGATGGCGGGGGTTCTGGTTCAATAAACTAGCCCATAATCCTCCATATCTGCTCATACATAAGCATAAGACACATAGCACGACACTTACCCTATCCTATTTACTTGGCTTGAAATAGGCCAGAATAATCGTTCTACACCCACACACACACACGTCTGGAGGCAAGGTGCGACAGGTGTTAGCGCTTGTGATGTGGTCTAGTTTAAATAATACCTGCCCATATTTGCTTCATTGTACTGCATACTGACACACATAAATAAAGATTGCTCTCATACACGGGCAAAAACAGACCCCCACCCCCCAAAACCGTTCCCGTTCCAATTAGGTATGGATTAATCCGCACAGCGATTGGGATTATTTAATATTAACCTAAGTTAATGTGTTGAATGTTGCGGAAAAAAGAGTTATTTGTATATATGGTTAAACCTATTAAGGATTTAAAAACAATTTTACATTTTAAAAAAGGTAATTATGTGTATAGATATATCTTGGTAGATAGATTTAAGCATACTGCTAAGATACACTATGGTTTTGATGACAAACTAGAACTAACCGAAAAAGAAATATGGGCTTTAACTACACCTCGCAAATTAAGAAGAAAATATATTATTAAAAATGGACAATGATACGTTACAAAGAGCAGTAGAAATTGCTAAAGAATTAGAACGCCGTAAGGCAACTAATAGGATGGCTCATTATGAACCTTATGAATATCAAATAAAATTTCATAATGATAAATCTTCACAACGATTGTTGATGGCTGGAAACAGGGTCGGCAAGTCCTTTTGCGGGGCTATGGAAATGGCATACCACGTGACGGGTAGATACCCAACGTGGTGGGAAGGCAGACGATTTAACAGACCAATTCGTGCTTGGGCTGGGGGAGTTTCTAATGAAACCACTAGGGATGTTTGTCAAAAAGAACTTGTCGGCCAACCAGATGATCCTTCTGCTAAAGGAACAGGATCTATACCATTACAATACATAGTAGATACAATTAGAAAAGCTGGTGTGCCTAATGCATTAAACAGTATAGTTGTAAAACATATTTCTGGTGGAAATTCTAGAGTAGGATTTAAAGCATACGAAATGGGTAAAGAAAAATGGATGGGGGAAAGCGTTGATGTAATTTGGCTAGACGAAGAACCACCACCAAGTATTTATTCTCAATCATTAACACGTACAGCCGATAAAGGTGGAATTGTTTATATGACATTTACACCAGAAAGCGGTATGACAGAAACAGTAGCGCAATTTATGAACCAATTAAGAGATGGACAAGCATTATTTACTGCGGGATGGGATGATGCACCACATATGACAAAAGAAGTTAGAGATCAAATATTACAAGCGTTACCACCACACGAAAGAAAAATGCGTGAAAAAGGAATACCACAATTAGGTTCTGGATTAGTTTTTCCTGTAGCAGAAGAAGATATTATTTGTGATCCAATAGAGATGCCAAGTCATTGGCCTAGAATATGTGGAATAGATTTTGGATGGGATCACCCAACTGCGGCTGTATGGATTTCTTGGGATAGAGATAGTGATATAGTTTATGTTTATGATAGTTATTCTTTAAGACAAGAAACTGTACCTGTACACGCATCAGCAATTAAATCTAGAGGTAAATGGATACCTGTAATATGGCCAATGGACGGAAGACAAGCTGATAAAGGATCTGGTAAAAATTTAACTGAACAGTATAGAGCAGAAGGCGTTTATATGACAAGAGAACATTTTAGTAATCCACCAAGCATAGGGCAAAAAGAAGGCACAGGTGGTAATAGCGTTGAAGCAGGGGTTATGGAAATGTTAACAAGAATGCAAACAAAGAGATTGAAAATCTTTAAAAATCAAAGTAAACTGTTAGAAGAATTAAGAATGTATCACAGGAAGGATGGTAAAATCGTACCTGCTAATGATGATATTATTTCTGCAATGAGATATTGTGTAATGTCATTAAGAAAAGCAAGAGTTAAAAATTACGAACCTACTCAAATATATTCTGATTCTAACTTTAACGTATTTGCATAATGCCAAAAGAAATGGAAATGAAACTAGCAAAACAAGCCCGTAAAAAAGGTTACGGGAAAAAACGTACAGACAGATACGTTTATGGTACTATGCAAAAATTAGGAATGTTAAAACCAAAAAAGAAAACAATAATATAGGAGGAAAAATGGGTGGATTTGTAAGAGCAATAGCAAAAGCAGTTTTTGGATCGCCAAGTCAGCCGCCAGTTGTTCAAAAAGTAGAACCTGCACCAGTTGCACAAACTGCTGAACCTAGTGATAAAACTACAAGACAAAAATTGATGGGTTCTGGATACGGTGGTCAAACAATTATGACAAGCGCATCTGGAGTAGAAGATGAAGCTAATGTTCAAAAAACTATTTTAGGTGGCGGAAGAAAAAGAAAAATTAACGCATAGTGATTGAAGTAGTTACAAACGATAAATGGAAAAAACGTGTCGGTGACTATATAAAAAAAAATGCATACATATCAGCAGATCTCGGTGATATGTTTTCTTACATTGGTTTTGTAGAAGACGACAAAATTTTAGGTGGTTTTTTATTTTCAGATTACGACGGTAATAATATTTGGGTGCATTTAGCATTAGAAAGCCCTTTAGTTTGTACTAAAAATCGTATAAAATATGTATTTGAATACGGTTTTAAACAAATTGGCTGTAATAGAATGACAGCTTTGTGTCGTAACGGTTATGAA